ATAAAAGTAGTTTAGTAAGATATGCAGCAAAAAACAGTTTAGAAAATAAATACCAAAAATATAAACAACCAAGACTTAAATTTAGAAAGATGAAAAAATTCGAAAAACTAACTATCAACAGATACTTACGTCTCCTAAAATATAGGTTCTAAACCCCTAATCTTATTATTAAAGGGTTAAAATAATGGCAAATAAGTTTTTTAACGTTGATATAGGGGAAATTGCACAAAATTTGCAAAAAACAAGAGATGTAGTAGAGCAGAAAGTTATTCCTGCGGTCGAAAAGCTATCTATTTCTGCTCATGCTTTTATAATCAATAAAGCAAATAATGAACTTTCAGGTTTTAAAAGAGAGTTTTTTCTTGGTTTAGGTCAGTACGGTAAAGATACAACTCAACAATCTACGCCACACCCAGAAGTTGACTCTACCCCAAGACATGTACGATGGGTAAAAGTAGCTAATGGTATTTGGGTAGTTGAGATTGACCCTAAAGCTTCTTGGATTGAAGAAGGTCGCCCACCTACTTCAATGGCAACAGAAGATTGGCTTTTAAAACCTACAGCAAAAGGTGTAAAAACTGCAAAAGATGGCTCAAAATATAGAGCTATACCTTTTGTTCATACACAAAATGGACAGCTGACAGAACAATCTCATACTCTTTTAAAGCCAATAATTAAATCAGCTCTTAAAGCACAAAAAATCTCATTAAGAAAAATTGAAACTGACGAATTAGGTAACCCAAAACTTGGTGTAATACATAGACTACACATTGAACCACCATCTCGTGAAAAATACCCTGAATTAGCACAGTTTTTTTCAAGACCAAGAAGTGAAGAAGAGGCGGCATTAACAGGTTTAAAACCACATAGTGGTATATTCTATTTACAAAATGCTGTAGTAGTGCAACGGAAAAAGATGGTTAGAGGTAAAGAACGCATATCAAAAGATGTAGTAGTATTTAGAACCGTATCTACCAAACATCAATTAGAGCATCGTTGGATTTATCCAGAAGTAAAACCTTTTCATGCTATTGATGCAGCTTATAATTATATTCAACAAGAATGGCAAAGAGTACTAAAAGAGATTGAGGAGTCATTAAGATAGTATGTCTGTTTTAGCAGTTGATATATTAGTGAAAACAATGATTGAAGTGGCATTTCTAGACTATCGAGCTAATAGCTGGATTTTAGATGATATTTTTTCTGGTCTTGCAACAGACCCATTAGCCAATGAAGTATATGGTTACAAAGAAGTAGAAGCTGCAAAACAATGGTTTTTAAACAACAATATACCTGTTTATTTAGATGCCCGAGTAGATTCCCCTAAAATTCCTTGCATTACAATACAGCATGACTCCACAGCTCCTATTCTTGAACGTACTTTACTTGCTGATGAAGGTATAATTGAAGAAATTGACCCGCAAGGTCGTAGTACTGCAAGAATACAAAAAATTTATAATAATTTTACTCCCAAATCTTACAACCCAGCAAAAGGTATAGTTACATTTCCTGATAACATTGATGGACAATATGTAGCAGCGGGTCAGTTTTTAGTTTCAAATAAAACAGGTAAAGCATATTTAATTAACAAGGTTTTAGATAATCAAAGTTTCCAAATTGCTACTAATATAATGGATGATTTTAATTCATGTTATATCGCACCAGCTTCTCAATTATGGAATGTGCATAGGGAGCTTATGTGGTTAAGAGAAAGTTTATCTATTGGAATGCACACACAGTCTGACCCGCGAACATGTATATGGCTTAGACAACTAATGATTTATACTTTTTTAAGATATAAAGAAGCTTTTTTAGAAGGTAGAGGATTTGAAATTAGTATATTTAATTTAGGGGGTGTAGTATTAAATCCACATTTCCCTGAGTCTGACAAGGTATATTCTTGTGTATTAAATTTAAGTGGTCAAGTAGAGTGTAGTTGGATTAAATTTATGGCTCCAAAATTACAAGATGCACGTGGTGGTATCTATATTATTGATGGGCCAAAAACTCCAGACCAATATCAACAATACTTAAAACAAGGTTGGGCAATGGAAGGGGATAAGCCAAATCCGAAATCTAAAAAAGGTAAGTAAATATGAAAATACCTTATAGAGTAGTAGTCATTGCTTTAAAACATCCTTTATCAGATGAATTGTATTTACATGGCTTACATACTGAAAATGATGGTTGGGCATTGCCTTCAGGTCATGTAGAAGACCATGAAACTCCACTTGAAGCAGCTAATCGCGAATTACAAGAAGAGACAGGATTAACAAATGTTAAATTAGATAAAGTTTACGAACAAGTACTACCCATTGAAGGTGTAGAAACTAATGTTTATTTATTTACAGGGGTTGCACCTAAAGTAGCTAATTGTCAACCAAATGATGAATTTAAAGACTTTAAATTTTTAAATCCTAATCTTAAAAAAAGGTTATATGGGAAATGTAAATATAAATAATCAAGAAGACCCTTATAAAATAATTGATGATATATTTAGCTCTAAAGGTTGGAGACGAGAGTCTAAGCACCAATATTATCAAGGTGGGAAGGTATTAGCTAATAGTTGGGTACACCCAAAATTTAAAGATTTATACATATCTATTATACATCGACCCGAAAATTTAGGTGAATATGAATTGCGTATGACAGGTAAAATGATTGGAAAATTTAATTCAGACAAAGAAGCCGCTCTAGCTGCGATAAAAGAAATGCACCAAATTCAGACAGGTAGGAGGTTGCCGCCACGTGTTTTTACAGAAAAAAAAGTCCAACATTTAAATGAATTTGAGCGCAAGGCAAAAGAAAAGTATAGAAAAGACGAATTTAACCCTTATAATCCTTCTAATGTACAAAAACCACCTAAAATTAACCCTCAAGCTGCTAAAGAAATAGAACAAGGAGCTAATTGGAGTTTAAGTCAAAAGTTAGATTTTTATAAACAAAATTTAAAACAAGCATTTGGTATGGACAATACTAACAAAACTGAAGCTAATCCTAATCTTATCATTACAAAGAGGGGTAACGTTATGGACAATAATGATTTAAGTAATTTACTTTTAAATGCAAAAATACTTTTAAAAGCAATGGAAGATGAAAAAAACCACGAGTTAATTAAAAGCGCACTAGAAAAAGTCTGCCCCGTTCCACCTCAAAAACTTTTTAGGGAAAAATTCTTAAATCGTAATAAAATAAATAAAGACGAAAAAAATCCTGATAAAGAAGCGGATGCAAGACTTGGGGAAGAAGTAGAGGACGCAGTTGAAAGACATTTTAAAGAAAATAAAGAAGCTGAACAAAAAGAAGGTCATAAACTTATGGCTAAAAATGAAGACTTAGTTAAAATGATAAGTTTTGGGAATTTCATATTCCACCCACAATTATTTGATAAAAATCCACAACTTGCAGAAGAGGCTGTAAATAAAGGTGATGCAGAAGTGCGTAAAAAAATAGCTTCTCACCCACAACTATTTACTCATGCACCACACCTTGCAGAAAAATTAGCTAATGATAAGGACCCTAGTGTTAGGGAAGCTTTGAAAAAACACCCTGACTTACATAATCACCCATATATTGTAGAAAAATTAGGAGTTACAGCTACTAATAAAAATGAAAAAGATGTTTTTGAGCAATTCGTAAAGATAGCAGACTCTCTTTTAAAATCTCAGCATAAACAAAAAATAGAAAAATGCGGCCAAAAATGCGATAAAAAAATAGAAAAAAAAGATAAAAGTGGTCGTACAAAACACGATAGATGTGTAGAGCACGTAAAAGAAAATAGTCCTGATGTAGATAATCCTCATGCAGTATGTGTATCAAGAGGTGTATATCCTGAGAAATGGTCTAAAGCTGAGATTAAAGAAGCTTTAAAAGAAGATTATAAACCTAAATTTTATAAACCTAAAAAATAAATGGCTAAGAAAAAAGAACAACTACCAAAACCTATTATAGTTGGAGAGCAAAAAGAAGAGGCAGTAGTAACATCAGCGCCAAAATTACAATCTCCATCTATAACATTTGAAGAGTGGTGGGCGATTACTAAAGTAAAATATAATTTACAAGATATGTTAAAACATGCCTTGTATATTCACTTTAAAGCTAAAGGTTATTTAGAGAGTAAAAAATTTGATGAAGGTTTAAAAGATTTTGGTATCACCTAATCTTTATAATAAGAGGAGTAAGGAGTAACTATGGCACAAGCTTATACCACTAACGATGGAATAACACTAATAAATCCGGGCACGTATGTTAGTACTAAAGTACAATCAGGACAAGGCAATATAGCCACTGCTGGAGTCATTACTTTAATAGGCGAAGCAGATGAGGGTATTGGTTTCCAAGACGAACCGAATTTAGATTTAGTAGCGTTTACACCTGAACAATATGGAGCGGTTTTAGCTAAATATAAATCTGGTAGGTTGGTAGATGCTTTTAGAGCTGTTATTGCTGCTTCTAACGACAACAATATCGTTGGTGCTCCAAGTTTAATTAGACTTATTAAAACAAATAAATCTAGCTTTGCAACTTCTAGCGTTATTAGAAGCTACATTGATAGTTTATATACTAATTTAAAAGCTAATAGAGCAGGTGCAAGCGGTAACTTAATTAAATATCAATCTTTTGACAATGTAGCAGAAATTGCACCTACTACAGGTCAATTTGCTTATACTCCACAACTTTCTGGTAACATTAACTTTGACATTCGTATAAACGGTGAAAGCAAAAAATCTATTTCACTTTCTCCAAAAACAAGTGGTCCAAACTTCATTTCGTTAATTGAGGATACACATAAGGGCATATTAGCAAAAGGCGGTAACCTTAAAAAAGTTATACCTGTAACTGGTATTTCCATTAACGCTGTAGCTTCATCTTCTGATACATTAGTTGTAACATTACAACCCGGTCAGCTATGGGCTCAATCACCACAAGTTGGTGATTCTGCTGTTATACCTGGAATTGGTGATTATGGTGCTGCTCAAAACTCTGCAATTTCTGGTGCAGGCTTAGCCAATGTCGGTTCTTATGTAGTTACTGCTGTTATAAATACTCCTACTCTTGCAAGTATTACTTTAAAAAGAATTAGCGCAGGTTCAGTAGTAGCAGTCTCTGGTACTACTAATCCAGACCTTTCAGACCTCATACTCTTTTCACCAATTGAAATTAAAAACATTTCAGGTGATGATAGAGGTACTTTCGTAGGTGTAGATGGTACTTACAATTCTACTTTAAACGATGGTTCTAATATCGTAATCCAAGCTCCTACTGCTAAAAATTGGAGTGCAATACCAAAAACTGGTGATTATTTAGTAATACCAAGCACATTCTGTAGTATAAATACTGGGTTTTATTTAGTTACAAATGCTACTTCTAATACTATTTCTGCAACTCGTATTTCTGAGGGTAGTTCTGGTACTACTACAGGTTCTACTAACGTAGCTGGACCTATTGATATAACTAACCAACCAATCCAAGTTCTTTCTAAAGTTAAAAATGGATTAGGTAAGTCTATTGCAATTGAAGGAAATGTTTCTCAAATTTTTAGAAATAAGGATACTACTTTAGATGCTAACTTAAGCAATTCTATTAAATATAGCGCATCTGAGTTAGTAAATGAGATGGTTTATTCACAAAATAACCAATCTGAAAAAATTAAATCAGGTGGTGAAATTGTACTTGCTATAGGATGCTCTCAAGATAATGCTCAAATTAAAATATACGCAGATAAAATTGAAGGTTTAATTTCATCTGTAGTACAATTTACTATCCCATTTAGTCAATTTAAAACTTTAAAAGATGTAGCAGATTACATTTCATCTCAACCTAATTGGAGCGCACAAGTAACTTCTAGCCGTTTCCAATCTATTTCTCCAGCTGACTTAGATAGAGGTACTTTTGGCGCTAGCAGTGCTAATAATTACAAACCTGCAAGACTCAAAAGAGATGCTGTTATATGGTATCAAAATAACTTAGGTTCTACTTTAGTTCAACCTCAAAGTAGAGCAAATGCTGGTCTTCCAGAGGCAATGAGTAATGCTATTTTCTTAAGTGGTGGTGCTAAAAATGGTACTACTACTGCTGATATTACTCAATCAATTGATGCCTTAGAGAAACTAGATACTAACTTTATAGTACCGCTATTCTCTCAAGATGCTTCACTAGATATAGTTCAAGGAGAAACTGAGTCTAGTTCAACTTACACTATTGATGCTATCAATGCTTATGTAAAAGCTCATGTACTTAAAATGAGCGCAGTTAAAATGCGTAAAAACCGCCAAGCTTTTTGCTCTAAACGAGCTTCTTACATAGATGTTAAAGAAGCAGCAGGTGAGCTTGCTTCATCTAGAATTGCGCTTTGCTTCCAAGATGTATTAAATGTTAGTGCTGAAGGAGTTATTAAAAAATACCAACCATTTATGGCTTCTATTATTGCAGCTGGTATGCTTGCTTCAGCTGGATATAGAGGTATTGTTAAGAAGTTTGCAAATGTGAGTGGTGTAATGACTCCATTTAATGATTTTGACCAAAACAATCCGGGCGACACTGAAGATGCTCTAAAAGCTGGTCTATTATTCATGGAGAAAGTACCTACAGGTGGTTTTAGATGGATTTCTGACCAATCTACTTACGGATTTGATAACAACTTTGTTTATAATTCATTAACTGCGGTTTATATTGCGGATTTAATTACTCTAACTTTAATTGATAGATTTGATAAACTAGTAGTTGGTAAGTCAGTAGCTGAGATTTCAAGACAAGCCGCTCTTAGCTTACTTGAAAGTGAGTTATTCAATTTCTATCGTTTAAGATGGATTACCGCCTCTGATGATGGTGCTCCTCGTGGGTATAAAAATGCTACTGCTCAAATTAGAGGTGGAGTGCTTTCAATCTCAGTTGAGATTAAACTTGCAGGTTTAATTTACTTTGTACCAATTCAATTAACTATTAGTGAAGTACAACAAGGTTAATAAGGAGGATAAATAATGGCTAAAGCACAAACCTTAACGGGTCATCGGGCAAAACTTTTAATCAATGGTAAAGCGGTAGGATTATTTGCTAACTGTAGTTGGTCTATTAGGCAGTCAAAACAACCAGTTTATATATTGGGTCGTAGTAGTCCAGCTGAGATTGTACCAACTGGCCAAGACCCAGTACAAATGAGACTTACAGGTCTTAGAGTTGTAGATAAAGGACCATATATTATAGCAAACGCCACACATTTAAAAGACTTACTAGATGAAGAAGACTTTTCAGTTGATGTAATTGATAGGCAGACAGGGAAAGTTATTTTTAGAGCCGTTGGCTGCCGTGTTCTTGGTTGGGCATCAGGTGTAGCCGCACAAGGAGTTTCTGATGTATCAATAGATATAATTGGGCTTCTTGGTTCTGACGAAAGTACTATTGAAGCAGGCGGTGAAAACGAAAGAGCTGATGCTGCTAATTTAACTGATAACTAATATTTTAGTTCCTATTACAATAGTAATTAAAATCGGTTTCAGTTTCCATTATAATGGTAACTGAATGTAGTGTTTATTTTTTCTTAGAGATTAGTTTTTCTAATTCTTTAGTTAGGCGTTTTTCTTGTTCTTCAAAAAGTCTATAGGTAGCACTACCTTCTGGGGTAGTGTTTTTGGCGCGTTGGGTTAAATTGATGACAAATTTATGCCATTCAATTGGATTTAGTGGTTTAAGTTTAGCTTTTTTGTTTCGCATTTTTCACCTCCAATGGTTGTACTTTAGCTTTTAATTTTTGTATGTGTATTTTTTCTGGCCGTATATTCTTGTGTTTTAAGTACGCTAATGCTTCGTGGATACTACTAAATGTAGTGCCAGTATCTATCCACTCAGGGCTTGTCTTTTGTAATTTATATTTACAAATGTAGCCAAATTCAATGACTGTTATTTTCTTCCCCTTCATTTTTTACTCCTATAGGATAAGTTTGAATCGAAATTATTTTATAAAAAGGATAGTCCTTTTTAAATTTTAATTTCGCTTCAAAAACATCCATGTTTTCAAACTCCTTTTTTTCTGTTTTAAATAGTACATCATTTTCATAATATATTACAACTTTATAATTTTTGCTCATTTTTTCACCTTTATTTCGTCAAAGTGTACTTCAAATGGCGGCTCAATGTTGTGTTTTAGTAAATATAATTCCAACCCTTTTAGTATGAGATACGCTTGGATTTCGCCATTATCTAAATTGCCAAATCCATAGGTATCTCTAAATACTATACCACTAAGGTCCTTAATTTGATGTACAGTACTACTATTTATTATGATGCGACGTGTCATAAAAATAAAACCACTCCAATAAATTATCAGCTTGTTTTTGTGTAGCTGATGGTTGTTGTTGTTGATTTTGTTGTTGTTTTAATTTCTGAACGCAATATTTACATTTACCATTCTGTATTTTATGAATATGCTTAAGCTTATAACACTCAAGACATATTACTTCTGCAAGTTGGTTTTTTGCTTTTTGTGTCCGCATTTGTCCTCCTTTTAAAAGGACGTAGCTTTACGCTACGTCCTGATATAATTTTAATAATTGAGCTTTAAAGTCGGCCACCTCTTCATCTGACATACCTAAGTATTTCCAAATAAATTGGCTCCGACCGTTTTGCTCTACCTCTTTAGAAGTTTTATTCCAAGCCGCTGCAAACATTAAAGTAGATTTAATAAGTATAATTCTATTTACTGGTGCAAGCGGATATTTTTTTGACCACTTAATTGCCGCTTCAAGTCCTTTCTTTTTTTGTAAGAGTTTTTCGTCAGGCAGATTTGTATAGTACTGCTCAATCTTATTTTTATGTTCAATGAGGTAGTTTACTATACGTTCTGCTTTTTCTCTACGTTTTTTGCTTACTTTTTTAGTTGTGTATTCTAAGGTGTACATGGTTGCCTCCTCTTAGTTGAGCGTTCGGTTTTTTATTAGTGTATCTCTAATATTATGAAGTTTTAATTTTTGTATTTCAGACCTCTTATGAAGTATGGTCGCATTCACTTCCCAACCTTTATAGCGCTGATTTTGGTATAAAATCGCTATATGGTCGTCAATAATCTCATCCACAGTAAATTGGTCTTCGCAAAGACAAACTACTTGTAAATCTGGTATTTCACTTTCGTTATAAGGCTTTATAAAATCAATAATAATTTTATAAGGCTTATCCTTATCTAAGTATTCCGCCATTGGATTTAACCCTTGAGTAACGTGTACGTCAGCTCTTTCATCTAGCGGTTTTACCTTTTTTCTTTCTACTACGTTTGGTATTAGTTTTAATTTTCGTGCGACGCTCATGTTGCACCTCCTATTTTTATTGGTTGTTATTGCCCTACCTTCCGATGTTTACATTCTCGCTACCGCAGTCCATTAACTTGCTTTTAAACTATAATTTTTAACATCATAGTACATAAATTTAAAAGCATTGTAATACTCTTCAGTAAAACAAACTTCTGTACAGCTAAAACTAACAGGTACTACATGTTCATTTTCAAGTGGTACGGGTTCTCCCTCTTCCTCATATAAAAAATCAGTAACAACCCACGTTCCATCATCTTGTTTTTTAACAATTGCAAATCCTTCACCGCAACCTTGATATTTTTTTAATTAAATCTGTATCATTAAGACTTGCAACTAAGATAACATTAGTAGGTGATTTTCTAAAACCTCTCCAATATTTATTTTTCCTAATTATTGCTTGTTTCATACTTACCTCCTTTTTGTTTAGTTGGTTGTTATCGCCCTTACAATTACAGAATAACATAGCTACTAATGTAGTGCAAGCTTTTTTTTATAAATTAAAAATATAATAATTTCAAGTATTTATAATTTTACTTGATTTAATTATTTTTTAATTGTATAATAATATCCTAATCTTACATGTTGTGTAGGGCAACGTTTTATGGATAAAGATATAGATTTAGAAAAAGTATATGAAAATTTAGAAAACATCAATGACCAAATTAAAAAAATTTCGCTTACTTTGGAGTCATTGCAGGATTTACAAATTAACCAAGCAAAAACTTTAAATGATATTTCTATAAAACTTGCCACACAAACTTCGCTTTTTGATATGCACGTAGAGCAAGACCAAGTAGCGTATCAACAACTTCACAATATCAATGAAAGATTAAATGAGTATAATTATCAATTACAAATTCACATTGCAGGAGTTAAACGACTAGAAGAAGCAAATGAGAAACTATTACAAATCCGAGATAATGATAAATCACATTTTGATAAAAGGTTACAAATTTTAGAAGAAGAATTTAAATTAAGAGATAAAATGTTACAAAAGTTTATAAGTTATACTAGGATTATTGGCGGTATTTCTACGATTATTGGTTTTTTAATGTGGCTTTTAGCACTTATAAAAAAATAAATTATGTTATCTAAAATTAAAGAGTTTGTCAAATCTTGGTCTGAAAAAGGTTTAAATTTACCATTTTTTCAAGCTGTAATTCAAAACAAAATATCTATCACAATGTGGTTTGCTTATATTAGTTTTATTGTTATGATTGCTTCGGTTATTGGCTTACATTTTAAACCAAATTTTTTAATTCCTACCATTGTAACTATTGTAGTATGGGTTATTGCAACTATCTTTTACTTAATTCGAAGAATACATAAAGCCAAATTAGATTTTAATAATAAATCTTTAGAACTAGAATCTCCATCAAATAATTCTAATTCTTAGGTTTTTTAGTTTTTCGTTTGTTTTTAGGTTTTTCTTCTAATTTTAATGTTGAATCTTGAGATTTGACAACTGTAAACCCACCAACTACTTCATCATCAATTTGTCTATAGACTATTGGCTCTATTAGAGTGCCAATAAGGATAGGTTCGTTTGGCTCTATAATAACTTTATGGCCATCAAATGTGGTGAAAAGAGCTGTTACTTCGTCATTTTCATAGTATGCGCCAATTAGAAATACACCTTTTTGTATAAGATTTTTGTGTAATCTAATGTTTAATTCAAACTTACCGCCATTTAATACTTCTATCTTAAGTGGTATTCTGATATATATCAGAGCGGTACCATCTATTACAACTTTTTCATTTTTATTACAAATATTGACATTACTACCTGCTATTTCTTTAATATCTGGATTTTTTTTGATTAAAATTTGCTTCATTGATACCTCCTATACTATTTATACAACAATTATTAAAAAAAGTAAAGAATTTTTTATATTATTTATAGTATTATACATTTGGAGGGTTAAAATATGGAAACAACTACTGTTTTTACTATTAACGTAATTGGAGAAACTACAGGTAAACCTTATAGTGGTAAATTTACAATTAAAACTGTCTTAACAAGAGGTGATTGGTTTAAAGCTGACGCTCAAAGACGAGCATTACTTGGAGCTAACGCACAAGAGGCTATGCCAATGCTTCAGCTAGAGGCTTTTATATTAGGTAAATTATCTGTACAAATCTTAGACGCACCAGATTGGTGGAAAAATTCTAATAATGGTTTAGAATTAGAAGATGCTAATGTAATTACAGCTATTTTTGAAATTGTAAAACAAAAAGAAGATGAAGCAAAAGAGGTGTTAAAAAAACAAGCAGAAGAGGCTTTAAATGCTCTAAAAAATAAATAATCTATGGATGCAGAAACTTTACAAAAACTACAAATCCTTGCTCTAAAAGCTGTTGAACAACCAAGCTGGGATGATTTTTATCGTAAAATTTGTAGGTGGTATTCTAAAACCTTTCACACCCCACTACCTCAAGTGCTGGAAATGTCTGAAATGGAAGTATTAAGAACTTATTATGAAGAAAAATATGATGAAATTTACCAAGTTAAAGATAAAGATGATATAACAAAAAATATGTATGAGCAGTTACGCCAATCTATCTTGTATGGAGATACTTACGAAGAACTAGTAAGAAAAGAGGAAATGGCAATAGAGCAAGAATTAGAAGCTATCCAAAAAGAATACGAAGAAGCAGAAAAATCTAATAAAATCAATAACAAAGAAAATAGCCAAAACCAATTTAACCCTCTCCCTTCTCCTAATCTTATAGATAAGGATTTTCTTGAAAAAGAAGATGTTTTTAATTTAGACGGTGAATAGTTCACTAAAAAGAGGTTAAAAAGTGGCTGAAAATAAAATAGTCTTTAGCTTTGATGTTAGAGACCAAGAAAAGATTTTACAGGTCTTAAAAGAACTCCAAAAAGATACCACTGTTTTAGGTGAACAAGGTGCGAAGTCTCTTTCTAATGTCTCAAATGAATTAGAGCAATTATTTAAGACCACTAAAAACTTACAAGATTTCCAAAAAACATTACAATCTTTAGGTGTACAATTAAGCCAAACTGAGCAACAACTGCTTAAAACCTTTACCTCTGGTCAAGCTACTTCTGCAATTGATACTTTAAAAAAACAAGTAGAAACACTTACTCAACAATTCCAAACTATTAAGGAAAAAATGGTTGAAGCAGGTCGTGCTGCAACTGACCCAACCATTACTCCTGCTCAAAAACAATTAGCAGCTGCTCAAGTAAGTACAAGTGCAGCGCAAGCAAACGCCTTATCAGAAACGATTACTAAATTAAATAACATTGCTGACTCTTTAAAAAAAATAGCTGAAAGTAAAGAAGCTCCAGAAGCTGCTGCACCTTCAGGTGAAGTTCAAAGAGAAAGACAAGGCTTTGTTCAAGCGTTAAAAGAAGTTTTTGTTACTCAAGGAGCAACTCCATCTGCCTTAATGACATTAGGTCGCTATTTACCGATGGCTGGGGCATTATATGGAGCTTATCGCACAGGGGCTTTTTTGTATGGACAGTTTGGGCCTGAAGCGATGCAACAAGCCCAAGCTCAGATGGCTGGAGTTGAAACTATTGCTGCCCGTGAAGCTTTACAAGGAGATTTAACACGACAAATATTTCGTTCGCAAGGTATTGGTACTGCACAAAGAGCAATAGCTAATCAGCCTATAGGATTATTAGAAACTTTAGGTTTTGGAGTTAGAAGAGGGTTAGGTACTATATGGGCTATATTAGCAGGTGAAGACCCAGAAAGATATGTTAGAGATAGACTACTTGCAGCCTATGAGCAAGGTGATATAGCAAGGTTTCAATATCTAAGAGATGCGGCAAATCAGGGAATGCAAATAGCTCAAGCGCGTGATTTACAAATTAAAATGCTAGGATTAGAACCTGTTTTAGGTGAAGTTCAAACAGGAATGTTAAGAGGATTAAGTGAACAAACTACTAGACCATTTGCATTTGCTTCTGCTATGTTTCAGGGAAGAACTTTAACTGCAAATGAGATGATTTATGCTAGAATGGCTCAGAATTTAGTTGGTATTGACCCTCGTTTATCTGAACAAGCTATACGTTTTGGGTTAGGTGCTTTTGGTGGTCAATTTTTTGCTAAAGCATTTTCAACGGTTTCGCAATTAGGACAAACTGATTATTTAGCTCGTAACACTTTAACAGGCATGGTTGCAAGTATTAGTGCAGGGTATGGTGCAGATGCTAGTCAAATTCCTTTAGATTTAGCGGCTCAAGCTGCAACTTTACAAGCACAAGCGCAAGCAGATGTAGCAAGGCAGCGTGGTATTGAGCCTACGGCTTTAACTCCCGTTGTAAAATCAGAAGTTGCAGAAGGTATTAGTCGTGGATTTAATATATTAGAAAGAATGTATGGTTCAGGTACATTTTCTAATATAGCAATGTTTAGTAAACTTATTTCTATGGGTTTAGACCCATTAACTGCACGAGTGATGATTGAAAGAGGAATGGATAAACCTGAAGTTCGTCGTCAAACAGCAGTGATAATGTCAAACTTACGATTAGCAGGCGGTAAAAATGAAACTGAAATTGATAAGGAATTAAGTGAACTGCATCAAGGCTTATCAGGTTATTCACTTAAATTAGTGGAAGGTATTGTTCCAAAAGAAACTGAAGAAGTTACGAAAAAAGTACTTGGGGCTAGTACTTCTGAGTTACTTATTACAGGACAAGAGAAAAAACCTACAGTGGCTGCTGCAATGTCTAGTGTACTAAGAGCAGGTGGCGGTACTGTAGATAGAACTGCTGTAGAACAAGCAAGACTACCTCAAGAAGTCACCCCAGAATTTAAATCTCCTTCACTAATGGTACAGCAAGAACAGACCGCAGCTCAAACAAATGCAGTACTTTTAAATATGATTAAAGATTTACCAGAAATGTTAAGTAGAGCGATTAAAGATGCAGGACAAGAATTACTAAGAAGTTATGTAGAACAACAAGATAGAGCAAAACAAGAAAAATTAAATACGCAAAAAATAGAAGAAACTCGGCGTTTAAGATTACCTATAATGGGTGATGTAGGGGATATAAACGTATTAGATTATGCTAATACAATAAAACAACAACAAAACGCTAAAACTTCTGGTAGTATAACTAAAGGTCAATAATGGCTGGGTTAAAATCAATCGTAACAACAAATGTTAGACCTTATAATGAAAAAATAGGCAGTGGTTTACACGAAACATCACCACAATGGGTAGTTGCATTTATAAGGTACGAAAATCCTGCTTCTGCTTATAGTCGTAAAGGTAGCTTACTAAAAATCAAACCACTGCTAGTTGTACAAGATGATTGTATTCAAGTTAACATTGAAAATAATAAACATAGTGTCGTTAAGTCTTGTAATTTAATGCTAAAATCGGGCGATGTTTATTATCCTAATGCAGTAGCAAACGGTGATTGGTGTTTAGTCTGGGTACATGATGACCCCAAAATAATAGAACAGATTACAAAAACGTTACTTACAATTCGTGAGACAGGACAATTTAAACCACTGCACGATGGACATCATACATTTAATGATTGGCACTCTGGTTTAAAGTTTGTTGGTCGTGTTACTGCCGTTTCTACTTTGGATACTGTAGCTTTTAATGGTACACGAACTATAATTCAACAAATTAGGTGTGATGCTTTTTCAGAATTATTTACTACAATTTATTTTACACCATTTGCGTTATCATCTCTTATACCACCATCTTTAGAGGGACAAAAAGCTACAGAAACGGGATTAGCTATTGCAAGCGCAGCTCTTTCTAAATTACCCAGACTTCAATACGATTCTGTAGCTCAAAAAGTATTATTATATTTAACGGGTAAAAATGACCAAAAAGATTTAGCTTATGGTTCTCAACCCAATGAAGTGATACATTTACTAATGATTTGGCTTTTTGGAATAAATAAAAAGGAATACTTAGCTGATATTAAAGGTATAGATTTGCCCGGTTCTTTTAATGATGCGATTATGGTGCCAAAGTTATTAGCTCAAATCTTAAATATTCGCAGTGCTTCTAGTCAAGTTCCGCTTTATCAGCTATACAATGCTATTTTAGGTTTACAAAGATATTATAAAAGAAGCGAAAATGAGTGGGAAAATTTTTCTCCAATTTCTACTAAGGTTTCTAAAGATTTTAGTATTTGGCAAACTGGCATACCACTAAAGGGTAGTATATTTTTTAAGCCACCAATTTGGACAGCTACTACTATCTGGCAGATGTTTCAGCAGTATTTAAATAGTATGCTAAATGAAATGTACACTTGTTTTAGATGTGACCAATTTAATCGGATTAAGCCTACAATTGTAGTACGTGAACAACCTTTTAGTACTGGTTTATTTAATGCATTACTAGGCGGTAAAATTGACATAATTGATTTACCTAAAGTTTCGTCAAAATCTAAAAATTTACAATCAAGTGATAAAAAGATAGACCAAAACCAACCTGATGCAAAAGCATCTCAAAACTCTACATTTACCATTAGAATACCTAAAAAATTCGCAAGTCGTGCTATGTATTATAATTTACCAAGATGGGTTATAGATGAATCTATGATACAAACTATTACTATTACTACTAATGATGGTGCAAGGGTAAATTTTGTACAAGTGTTTTCAAATCCTATTAACTCTATTTTTTTCGGTCCCAATAATGAGGGTAAAAATAGCGCAGAAAATGCAAGATTAGTTCAAATTGCATCTAAAAACTACGTCATAGATGAAAATGATGTTAAGAGAAACGGTTTAAGACAACAAATTTTTGAAACTGATTTTGATTCTTTTACTCCAGAAATTACTTTTACCCCATACTTTGCTAGAATTAAAGCAGACCATTTATTTAATGGTCATCTAAAACCATCTATTACATTAGAGTGTCGGGGTATAGTAGAACCAATATGTGAAGGTGATAATATGGAAGTTCGTGGGGTAGTTTATCATATTCAAAGTGTAAAACACGTAGCTACTTTAACTCAAAATGGTACTAAAGAATTTCGTACCATTTTAGTTGGCACTGATGGTATTTTAGCTAGTTCTCTTACTTCACCAAATGATATACCACAATACCCATTATTACAAAAAACTCCAGAATATATTAACCAATCTCCAAATATAGTTGGAGCGACAGATTACGAAAGAAATAAGGAGGGGTTTAATAAATGAACTACCTAGCAGTGTACACAGGAACGGTAGTAGCAGTTTATCCACCAGACCATCCTCAAAATAAGTCTAAATATCAATATGAGTATGCTGTAATGGTATCGCTTGAAGGTAACGCTCAAATTCCAGTTAATAATTGTATCTTAGCTGATAGTTATGGTAGTATAGATAACTATGAGCATAGCTTACTTCTACCTAATTCTTTAGTTTTAGTAGTATTCCCAAAAGGTGTATTGCTTTATGGTATCATTATAGGAGCGGTTCGTAATTTTAAAGGTAAGATGCCAACCATTAAAAATTCTCAACAAGAATGGAAAAAGCGTTATAATAAATTTGAAATTTCAATTGATAGTAATTTTAATTATATGGCTAAATCTGATTTTGGACCTTTTTTTCAAATTCAAACTGACCAGATAGTGTTAAATGATTCAAACACAGAATGTTTAATGCTATCAAAAAAAGATAAAAAAATCTCTTTAAATACCAATGACTTAGAAGTAAACGTGTTAAATATTGCAAAGACTGTTGTTAAAAAAGATAGTTCATTAACGGTGGAAGGTAACTGTACTATTCAAGTTAAAGGAAATGTTACCTTACAAGTTGAAGGTGATGTAAATGTTACTTGTAAGAATTTAAAAGCAAATGTAAAAGAGTCAGCTCAAGTTGAATGCAAAGAATTAAAAGCGAAAGCTTCAGGCAATGTAGATGTACAAGCTGGTCAAAATGCCAAAATTAAAGCAAGTAAGGTTTATCTAAATGGTGAAGGTAGTGGTATTACAACCGAAATGTCTCACATGGGGGTTATAGACTTAATAACAGGGGTGCCAGTACAAGCCTCAAAAACAGTTTTTGGTGATATGTAATTATGCCAATAATTGAAAGTGTATTAGTAGAAATGATGACAAAAAAAGTGGCAGAAAATATAGAGCGAGTAACTACTCACTCTCCACTTAATTCACCCAACCCATCTTATTTTAAAGAGATGTGTAAGTCTATTGCTCAAGGTATAGCAAAGGCAACCACATCTATTAACTTTACTACAAATGATGTAGGTTCTACTGCTATGCCACCAGTACCAGCAGTTGGTACTGGAGTAGGTATCATAATAGATAAGGATTTTTTTATAGAACAAATTTATACTAGGATTAGAGCATCAGTTTTAGCAAAATATGGTAAAACTGTACATGACCCATACCCACCAACTCCCCAAAATTTGAGTGGTCAAGTTTTAAAAGGATTTGCGCAAGGTATTGCAGAGGCAATTTCTGAGCATTTTAAGGTGTGTTGGACATTATCATCAAACCACACTACAGTTTATGCAGGTGCAGGGGGTATTGCTTATGGTGGATTTTCTGGAATTGATGCAAATGCCGTTAAAGATGCTATTACTGCGAATAGCCCTAATCTAAAAGGTGGGGCTTGGGGGGATTTTGTTCAATCTATTGCCCTAGCTTATCAACAAACTATTCACACTCGAAGTAGTGGTTCGGTAATTATAAATGGTATTTGTATTCCTTCATCGTCGCAAGTGTGTGGAATTTTTGGCACAGGTACAGGTTCGGGGGTAGCTAGCTAATGGGCTTTTTAGATGATAAATTAAATAAAGCAAAAGATACCATTGGTGCAAAAATCCAAGAATTAAATCCTTTTACCAAAAAAACTAATAATACTCCAAATAATCAACTTGTTATTCGTGATTGGTATAAGACTTCTATTAGTCCAGCTAAAAATGATAAATTAGGAGGTATTAGTTTTTCTACTTTATACATCAATGATAGTTTTTTTAGGTGGGCGGAATTAAATGACGAAGATTTACGATATAGTTACCCATATGAATTTTTAATTGTTGATGGAAATGATAGAATTATTAGTTCAATAACTTTCCCAATCAATCCTCAATCAGTAGTGTTTAATGTACCAACTGCGATAGCGGTTAGTACCACAATGAAAGGTATAATTGAAGAACATAATAGTTCACCGCTTAGACAAATTAGTATTAGCGGTACAACTGGTATAATGCCAGCTCTTGCTCCAACAGATACTCCTAAACAAACACCAAATTTATTACAGACTGTACTAGAATATGCTTTTAGTAATACTATTCAACAGCTAAAGAATATCGAAAGACAAATAACACAAATAAACAATGCTTTTACTCAAGGTACAAGCCCAAAATATACAAATTTAATGACTGTATCTCCAAATAAATATAAAGACTATAATCCCAATTCAGGTTATGTCTTTATGCATAATTTAGCTAGATTTTTTGATGCTTATCTAGCTCTTAAAAAACAACCTGAAGCAAAAGATTATAAGTTAGTATTTCAAGTGCATAAAGATAAGATGTATTACAACGTTACTTTGAATAATTTTAATTTTAGAAAACAAGCAGGTTCATTAGAGTATTTCTATAATATTACTTTAACTGCATGGGAAAGAAGACCTGTACCAGTTCAGCTTGCAACTAAAAAACCAACTGCACTTTCTACTATTGATAATGTAAATAAAATACAAAACGCAGTTAATCAGTTGAGAAATGCTCGTAAGATTTTAGCTCAGTCTTATGGAGTATTACAAGGTATTCGTTCTGATATAGAAACTTCATTTATCAATCCATTAAGAGAGTTAATTTTATACGGTAAAGATATAGTAAATCTTTCTTTTACTATGCTAGAATTTATGTCTACTACTGATTGGGAAAATAGTTCATCTTTAATGAAAGGTTTACAATCTGCTTGGAAAGAAAAAATAGCTCAAGAATTAGCCGATAATTCTAGGTATTTTAAACTTTTACAAGCTATTACAAAAGCAGCTCTTATTTTTGTTTTTGGCACTGATGGTGGTACAACTGAATCTGCTTTCAATGATTATGCTAGCGGTGCATCTAGTGTTAGTGGTGGCACACCAAATGATAATTTAAATAATGGGCAAACAAATCCAATTACAAATATAGTAAATAATCCTGCATTATACCCAGAAATTTTTGATGATGATGAAGGTGCAAGTATTGAAAGTTTAGATTTAAATGAAAATGTACAAGAACTTATTAATCAAGAAATAGAAAGGGTAAGACAATTAACGCCCGATGATTTAAGGCAAAGACGAAAACAAATCGAAGAGTTTATTATTTCTGTATCAGAAAGTTTAGGTGGTGGTAGTGAGTCATTTTCTAGAGTAAGTGGAAGACCAAAGCCAAAGAAAACCTACAAACAACTTTCAACTCAAGATATAGCAATACTAGACCAGTTAAATTCTATTTTAATTTCTATTGATAATTTAATTGCCGCACTAGAAAATTCGTCTAATGTTAGAACCGATGATTATTATACTTTTTATCGGGATTTTGCAATATCTAATGGTTTAAATTTTGGTCTTAATACTTCTAAGTTTTATGTACCATTTCCTTATGGCTCTTCTTTAGAGGCATTAGCGTTACAATATCTGGGAGACGCTAATAGGTGGATTGAGATTGCTGCGCTAAACGGATTACAAGCTCCATATGTGGATGAAGAAGGTTTTTACTTACCACTACTTGCACCAGCGTCAGGGGATTCTATAACAATCCCTACTACTTACATAGTAAACGATGATATGGTTGGCCAAAAAACTTATGGTGCAAATCAATTATACATTGGTCAGGTTGTAGAAATACTTTCTGATACTTTACCTCCTGTTAAAAGAAAAATTCGGTCTATTGATATAGTTTCAAGTGTGGAAACTATCGTTACATTTGAACCTGTAAAAAATCAAACCTTAGCAGGTTATAAAGTTTCAGAAAATGCCAGATTGCACACATTTTTACCAAACACAGTTAATTCATTGAAATTGATAGCTATTCCATCGTCAAATCCTGTAACAATAGATGGCAGAATTAAAATAGGTGCTGGTATTGATGATTTAAATGGGTTATTTAAAATTGCTAAAACTGATTTTTTACTAGATAAAAATGGAGACTTGGTCTTTAGCTCGGATGGTGATATTAAACTTGCTCAAGGTTTAACTAATATCATCCAAGCTGCTATGATGATTCTAAGAACTAAAGCAGGTTCTTTACTTCAAAATCCAAGTTTTGGAGTAGGTGTAGAAGCTGGTACACCGTCATCGGAAATAGATACTAATGCTATTATGAATGAATTGCAAAAAGCTTTTAGTGAAGATAGTCGCTTTAATGGTATAGTAATAGGTGAGGTAAGTAAAAGAGGTGTTGCACTAAACATTAAAGTATTAGTTGAGGTAGCTAGCACTGGTAATTACTTACCTTTAGAGGCAGAAATACCTTTATAACTCCTTATAAAACCTAATCTTTTAAATTAGATAGGTTTTAATCATGCAAAAAAATAAAGTATTTACCATTTATCATTATTTACGTAAATATGCGTGGAGTTTAGTTACAGAACCACTCTCCAAAGCTACTAACATTAGGGAAATGCTTGCAGGTAAAAACCCTCTACAACCTCACCAAGAGGAGTTCGTTAAGTGGGTGTATGATACAATACCTCATAACGATAATTGGAGAGTATGGCTTACTCGTCATTATAAGCAAAAACCAGAGGATTTCACCTCAGAAATTAAATCTAAAATACAACACTATGCTGATATGGCAAGAGGAGCTCCAGAGGTTGAAAAGGTACGTTTTGACAAAACTCATGACTTACATACAGGACTTTCAATGCTTGAGAATGCCGAAAAAGAGTACCAGCAAAAACGATTAGATAAAGAAAGAATGGTAGTACCTACAGATAAAACTAAAATGTTTAATCCTGCTGCCACTCCAAATAGAGCATGGTTTCACTTAGGAGCTCGTTTTGATGCAGGTGAAAAAAGGGCAATGGGACATTGTGCAAAATGTTCATCTGAATATGCAAAGCTTTTATCTCTTCGTGATATAGTACAAGAAAATGGTAAGACTTATCATATCCCCCATGTTACAGCCTCAGTCTATGAGTTTCCAGATGGTTCATTCTACATTGGTCAAATGAAGGAGAGGTTTAATAAAAAACCTAACCCGTCTTATCATAAAGATATAATGGAGTTACTTAAGAATCCTAAGATGGTAGGGTTAGTAGGCTTAGAGTATAATCCAGAAGAGGATTTTAAGTTTGAGGATTTAACTCCAGAACAACAGCAAGAAGTATTAAAACATAATCCAAATTTTGTGAAAAATAAAGAAGAGGCTAAAATAAAAGGTCAAGAAATAGCAGAAGAGATTAAAAAAGATATTAGTAAAATAAAAGACTTAACTCATGGGCATATTAGTTTATTTAAAGACCAAATACAAAAATCATTAGAAAATCACCCAAACCTAGATGACCCAGAAATTGCGCAGAAAGTGTATGATAGTGGATTAAAAAGTATTTTAGCTGCACACCCAAATTTATTCACCAAAGCTCTACATATTGCTGAAAAATTAGCAAGTGATGAAGATTGGGGTGTTCGTTTACAAATCGCCCTAAACCCATATTTATTAGACAAAGCTCCATATTTAGTAGAAAAATTGGCAAATGATAAGTATTGGTTGGTTCGTAGTGCAATTTCTAAACACCCAAATTTATTCACCAAAGCTCCACATATTGCTGAAAAATTAGCAAATGATGAATATTGGGGTGTTCGTACAGAAATTTCTCTAAATCCAAATTTATTCGATTTACCTAATGTTGCTGAAAAATTAGTTAACGATGAAAATTTAGATGTTCGCTTGCAAATTGCTAAAAACCCAAATTTATTTACAAAAGCTCCGCATTTAGTAGAAAAGTTAGCTAATGATAAAAATTTTAGAGTGCGTATGATTATTGCCAATAAACCTATGCTTGGTGATTATCCCGAAATTGCGAAAAAATTATTAAATGATAAAAGTAGTTTAGTAAGATATGCAGCAAAAAACAGTTTAGAAAATAAATACCAAAAATATAAACAACTAAGACTTAAATTTAGAAAGATGAAAAAATTCGAAAAACTAACCGTCAACAAGTATTTACTACTTAAAAAGGCAGAATACCAATTTTCTAAATTAAGTAAAAATTCTGAAAGTAAAGAGATTGTATATGTTGCCACTGATGGTGATAACATTGGTGCGTCAGTAGAACGTGCGGCAATGTCAAACGATTTAAGTGCAATTAAAGAAAACGACCGTATTATTAGAATGGGCAATGATATAATAGTAAATTGGGCTAAAATGCATGAGGGTGTGGTTTACATAAATGGCGGAGATGATGTTAGTTTTTATATGCCTAAAAAATACATAAAAGATTTATTTAAGTTAAAAGATGAATATACTAAAGCGACAAAATTTACCTTAACTATAGGTGTTGGTGATACTATTTCCAATGCGTTACGGGCATTAGTATATGGCAAGTTAAATGGCAAAAATCAAATTAACATTTATTCACCTGCCATCAAAGAGGCGATAGAAAAATTAAAATCTAAAAAAGACCTATCTCCACAAGAAAAATTACAACAAGAAGGGTTATTAAAAGCTTATACTAAGATTTTTAAAACTTATAAAGCTCTACAAGTTGTATCTAATAATTCCACAAATTTAAGAAAAGATTTAATTAGTTCAATTCCTATATATGCTCCAGTAAAAGAATTGATTACATTAAATGATGCTAATAAATTTTTAAGACCTATAGTAAGCAAAAAACCTATTAACGCTTCTGATATGCAGTTTGAGACTTATCAATTTGTAGATAGTAAGGGTATTCCTTATTATGTTTTAGTTGTAAAAGGATTAAATGGGTTTATAGGTGATGTATTTAAATCTGAAGTTAAAACTCAAAATTATATTTTCATTTTAAATGAAAAATTGTTTAATTTATTTAGACCATTTATATTAAAAAAAAGCCACGAACATTAGAGAAATGCTCGCAGGTAAAAACCCTCTGCAACCTCACCAAGAGGAATTTGTTAAGTGGGTATATGATACAGTTCCAAACAATGATAATTGGAGAGTATGGCTCACCCGTCACTACAAAAATAAACCAGAAGATTTTACGCCAGAAATTAAATCCAAAATAAAAAAATCTGAAAAAATGACTATAAATAGGTACTTACGTTTATTAAAATACAAATTTTAAAGCCCTAATCTTATAGATATATGGCTGATATTCCAAAATTAAGAAGTCGTGAACAAATTATAGGTGATATTGTAGATAGTATTTTAGCAAGAGTACCTGAATTAAATGACTTAAATCAGACTTCTGTTTTAAGGCAGTTTATTGAGGCTGTTGCTCAATCACAATTTAAGGCTTATGCTGATATTATAAATATGATTGATGCTAACTCAATTGATAGAGCAATTGGGGATGCACTACAAAGAAAAGCAAGAGACGCTAATGTACCAATTTTGCAAGCTTTACCTGCAATAAGTAAAGTTAATATAAATGATAAATCTTTTGAAAAAATTTCATCATTTGTCTATTCAGGACAACCTGCACCTGTAGCTGGTTCTCTTACTATATACATAGTTGATGGCTCTAAATTTAACCCAACAGGCGGTAAAATTTATATTGGTAGAAATACTCCAAATTTTGAAGGCCCGCTTGATTATATTTCAGTAACTCCAGAAGCTGGTGGAGCATATTACAAAATCACACTTGCACCTACTTCACCTACTACCAAGTTCCATAACATTGGGGAGTCGGTAGTGCTTGCTCAAGGTGGCAATAGACTTATCCCAGCAGGTACTCAATTACAAACTGCGCAAGGAGCATCGCTTGCTCCCATTACTTTTAGTACTACTGCAAATGCTACTATACCAGATGGAGAAACTACCGTTGAAAACATACCAGTCGTCTGTGAGCAAGTTGGTACTATAGGTAACGTACCAAAAGGTGCTATTAAAGTAGCTATAGGTTTACCATTCCCAGCTGATGTTACAAATCCAATACCTGCAAGTTTTGGTCGTGAAGCTGATACTGATGAAGATATTAGAAATCGTATCAAGGCTTATGAGCAAGCAAAAGCCAAAGGTACTGAATTAGCTATTAAAGTTGCCGCAATAGATGTAATGGCAAGTGATGAAAATAAAAAAGTTCAATCAGCAAATATCTCGCGCTATACTGATGGTACTACTGCATTGGTATTTGATGACGGAACAGGCTATGAGGCAAAGTTTGTCGGTGCTCCTTTTGAAACTATTATAGATAAAGCAGTAGGTGGAGAAAAAGAAATCCAATTAAGAAATTTCCCACTAGCTCAAGCAAGACTAAAATGTGTAAATGTAGGGCCTTACAATTTATCGCAAATAGCTTATTTATCAGTAGAAATAAATAATGAAACTACTACCCATCAATTTAATCCTAGTGATTTTAAAGTAGCTTCATCTGCATTGCCATTTGAGGTTATAGCTTCTATTAACGCTAATCCAAACATTAACTTTTTAGCTGCAACTGCCGATAACGGTACTAGAATAGTTCTTTTCCCTAAAGATAGATTTGCAAATAGTATTAAGATTAAAGTACCAACACTAGGTTATGATGCTAATGAAATTTTTGGTTTCCCACAAAATACCGAAACTACCTTAAGACTTTATGTTAATGATAAACCTTTATTACAAGATGGTAGAGTAGCTAAAGTAACTACTTTATCTAAAGCATTATGGTCTAATACTATTACAAGTGGCGATACACTAAAATATAAAGTAGATGGTACACCAGAAATTACAGTTACTTTTACCAATGCTGACTTCCAAGTTTTTGATAGCGGTGCGGTAGTAAGTAGCACTCAATCATTAGAGCTTTGGTCTAAAGTATTTGAATTTAAAATGTCTGGAGTAAAAGCTAATATAAATGGTGATGTAATTGAGTTTACTTCTACTCGCGGTGCATCAAATCAAGCTTCAATAGAAATAACAGGTGGTACATTAGTACCTAAGATTTTTGCGGCAAATGCAGTATTATTTAGTCAAGGTATTACAGCTGACTATACTTTAAATAAACAAACAGGCCAATTAGCATTAACAAAACCTCTTTCACCAAATGATAAGTTAACAGCAGGAACTCCATTTACTCGTGCTAATATATTAACAGAATCTATACCTTCAGGTATATCTACAAATGGTCGGGTATGGATGATTGTAGATGGAGATGTAAAACCTGTACCAAATGGTTTAAAAACAAATACTAAAGTAAAATTTACTAAAACAGGTACTAAACTTACTATCACTGCTAATTCTCCATCACTAATACCAGAAGGTTTTGAAGAAGCAAAAGAAGGTGATTGGGTATTAGTATGGGCAGACCCAACAGACCCAGCACCTCTAATTTCAAATCAGGGTTATTGGAAGATTGAGTCTGTTCAGCAAGGACAGATTATAGTAGATGACGGCAATACTACTCGTTCTAATTTAAATATCACTTTCACACCACTTACTGACCGCATACAAATAGTCAGGTCTAATGCACCTATTCAATTATGGGATTTTAATGCTGGCTCATTAACTTATCTTGTAAATGATATACAAAGTAAAATCTTAGGTATTGATGCTGATATTGTAGGCTCTAAAATAAGAATTACAACTCAAACTTACGATGAATATGGTGAACTTTATATTATAGCAGCAGATAAAGGTGCAGCAGCCCTTCAGTTACCTATTGGTCAGGTATTTAAAAATGTTTCATCGCATTTTGGTTTTCAGTTAACAGCTGATACGGAAGCTAGTTTCCCAAGCTTTACTCATTCTAGTTTTGGTACAGCTATTAGTGATAGCGTATTTAATGTTCCAGATTATTTAGCTATTGGTGGCAATGAAAGTGATTGGATTGAGATTTTAGATAAATACACCACTTCACCTTTAAAAATTTTAAAAGACTCTAATAAAGAAAGACGGGTTTTTGTTAAAGAATTTAATCCTACAACTAATGAATTAACATTACTACCACCACGCTATATGAAAGCTGGTGCATCAGTTATTCAAGCAAATGATAGATATTTCTTAAGGTCTTCATTTCAGTTTGACCCAAGAGATATTGTATCAATCATAGTGGACTCTGATACTACTACTAAGAATTTTAATGTACCTATTTCACGTAAACTTAAAGTAAATACTCACAGTGCTCCAACCAATCAAGATTTTTCAGCTGATGATGCAGAGTCTTCATTGGCACTTAATGACCCAGCTTCATTTAATGGTTTTGATTTTAATAACTTTAAGGTTTTAAGACAAGCTAGAACAACTCTAACTAATGGCACTTATTCAATTCAATTTAAATCTTACGATTTTGGTAAAAATGGCGAAAAATATAGAGTAGGATTTGTTTATCCCGATGATATAAACCAAACCACTTTATCACATAGATTTAATGTTAGTGATATAATTGATTTACAACTTATATTGCCAGTAACTAATAGTAGAACTCCAAATTGGGACCACACTACTTCGTTTACTACCCAAGTTACTACAACACAAGGTAAAGATACTGTTACATTTACTTATAGAGTAGGTACTCAACCTGACTTTTCAAACACTGGTGCAAATGTCCAAGTAGGTGATATTGTTATAATTAGTAATGGCGCAAACTTTTTACCTAATAATAAAAACATTAGAGGTAAAGTAGTTGCAGTTACTCCAACATCATTTACCATAGAAATTCCAACTGGCACCGCTATTTCTGATAACATTAGTTTTAGTGATATGATTAACCAAAATGGTACTATTACAATTACTACTCCTACTCCTCATAATATAATCAACGGTCAGTTAATTGGTATATGGAATACTTCAAGTCCAGATGGTTTAGTTTATCCATTTAATACTATTTATGTCGCAAATGTAATTAGCCCAACTCAATTTAGCGTACAAATGCCTAGTTCTGTACCACATGGCAATATACTTACTGCTACGCATTCTTCAAACATTATTACTATTAACACATCTACACCGCACAATTTACAAGCAGAAAATATCATTTTAATTAGTGGTGTAGGTACAGGCTCTTATGATGGTCTTGCACCAGTTTATAAAGTTATTACTCCTACACAATTCCAAATAATTAAAAATGGCGTATCAGCTCCAATTTCTAATATAGGTAGATTTGATTATCAATCTTTTGGTCCTTCAACCGTTTCTAATATATCAACTATAACTAAAACAGGTAATTTAGTTACAGTTGTTACTACCACAAACCATAATTTAAGTGCTGGCAATATAATCAAAATAGCTAATGTTACTTTAAACGCTTGGAATAATGCCACTACTTACAATCCCGGTGATTTAGTAAGATATAATGGTCAAAATTATATTTCTTTAACTATCAATACTAACTCTCAACCAGATATTAACCCTACTGATTGGTCTGTAACTACTTTAGATTTAGGTGGAATGTTTATTGTAGATAGTGTTATTAACTCAACTACATTTACTTACTACTATCAAGAAAGTGGTAACGCAAGTGGTACAGGTGGTACAACCACATTATACAAACCTCAAGGTAGTTTAGCTAGAAGTTTAGCAAATACCGCTAACCTTGCATTTGGTTCAGTACAAACTACTGCACAAGAAGTTGTAGATTATATTACAAACAATCTAAATGATAAATTTATAGCAAAAATTACAAACGGCAATACTTCTGCACCAATAACTCAATCTACTGAAGATGAAGGTTTAAGTACGAATTACTTAAGCGGTAACATTTTAGGTTATCAAACTTTTATCAGTAAACGTTTAATCAAACTTATTTCTGATACTAATGTACCAATAGGTTCTACTATTTATGTCAATGGATTTACTGGTAGTAATAGTGTGTATAATGGTTATTATGTAGTACTAGAAAATGAAATAAATGCACCAAATTATTTATTAACTGTTTATTCTAGCAAGCTTGCTAGCCAAACTTCTAATGTAGTTGCATCTGCTACATTTACAGGTTCTACTCCTTATCGTAAACTTTACGATGGAGCAAATTCTATTAAAATTACTAACTTAGGTAGCTTAATTGGTTCACCGCAATTTACACTTAAAAAACCATTTAATGATTCACTGGAAGTTGATGAAAAATTATATTTATTAGCATTAAATTCTGACCAAATAGTAAGATTTTGGAATAGACTAGTAGTTACAGGTCTTTCAAATGTTTCTAGGATTACTAATTCTCAATACGGAAGACAAATTCAAATCACTACTAATACTTTTGGAAATGCTGGTTCTATCCAAGTAGCAGGTGGTACAGCTAATAAATTAAACTTAGCAGTAGTAGGTTCTGCCTTTGAAAAACAAAATAAAATGGGTATTATTAAAGTACCATACGAGTTAAGAAAAGGTTTAGTAGAAGGTCAATGGCTTAAAGTACAAAATCAATTAAGACAAAATAAACAATTAGGTTTTGACGCTACAACTAGCTTACAAGTTTATAGCGATGGTATAGGAATTAACGGCGGTTCAGGTACTTTCCAAACCATCAGACCTACTACTCAAGATGCTACTACTCAAATTAAAGTTGAAAGACAAGGTGATTTTGTAGCCATTATATCCATTGGAGGTAGTTCGTTTAATTTAAGTACCGCACAAGTGCAAGAAGGTGATTGGGTACGAATTAAAAATGTTAAAGAACCAGATTGGCAAAGCACTGTTACTTATAGCATAGGTGCTAGGGTCCATTTTAATGGGTTAAATTATACATCACTTATAAATGGTAACTTAAATAATCAGCCAGATATTTCCCCAACTGCTTGGGAAGTACAAGAATTTAATCAAGCAAATCAAGGCATATATCAAGTAGTAAGAGTTTTTGGTGAGGATACCTTTTACATTAAATCAGACAATGCAGTAGAAGAGATATTTACATTAGGTAACGGCAATTCTATTAAGTTTTACTCTTATGACTCTGTAATGCCTAATGATACTTTAGTTATTTCAACCAATATACTTGGCACTCAAAATGTTGGTCGTTATAAAGTAGTTGATGAATCTTTTGGTACGGGTTATTTCTTCCCAACCGCTACTCGCATTTGGACTACTCCAATACCTAACCCTCCAGCTTTACCTGTTACACTAGGCGCAGAATACACTCAAGTGAATATAGAAGAAAAAGACCCATTAGTAGTTTATAAGAGAATTTTTGCTTTAGGTGCGGCAGATAATGTAACTCAAACTATTATTGTTGATTCGCCAAACTTAGTAAATAGAATTAGCTCATCAGTTGGTTCGTTTATAGAAGCTTTAGGTAAATTTAATTTTGACACTCAAATTCATTTTGGAGTGGATGCTTATAAGTATTATACAGGACTAACTAGAGAATTAAATAGAGTTATCTATGGCGATGCTTCTGATATAATTAACTATCCCGGTGTGCGTGCAGCAGGAACCACCATTGATATTAAACCAGCAATCATAAAACGAATTAAATTAAGCTTAGTCGTAAGACTTAAAACAGGTCTTCCATTTTCGGAAATACGAGAAAGAGTGAAAGCTTCAGTAGCAGGTTATATCAATAGTTTAGGTGTTGGAGAAAATGTTTCATTATCTAAGTGTATTGCAGCTGCAAATTCCATTCCCGGCGTTATAGCTGTAGCTATTACTTACCCACAATTTGATGCAGCAAATGATTTAATTACAGTTTCTCCAGATGAAAGACCTTTAGTCTTAGACCCAACTACTGATATTACAGTATCGGTTTCTACGAGCTAAATATATCATCAAAAATACGTTTAATATATGAGGTTTCTTCTTGAGTTTCTTCTTGGGTATTAGCTTTAGGTATATCAGTGCTACCAAAACCTTTATCACCTCTTTGGGAGTCGCTTAATAAATCTACTTTAACTATAGGTGATAATAATATTGGCATTATTAGCATTTGGGCAATTTTGGTTTTAGCTGTTAAAGTAATAGGCTGAGATGTAACATTAGTAAGGATTGTCGCAATTTCACCTCTGTAACCTGCATCAATAATACCGCCTAAGGTTTTTACACCTTTTAATGCCATAGAGCTTCTATCGCAAATCATGCCAACAAAACCAATGGGTATCTCAATTGCAATACCAAGAGGTATTTTAACTACTTGGTTTGGGGGGAGAATTACATCTATCGGTGTATAAATGTCTAAACCTGCGTCATCGGGATGCGCTCTTGTTGGTATAGTAGCGTTTTCACATAATTGCTTTACTTTTATTTGAGTCATATCTCCTCCTGTCTTTACTTGGTTGACGAATAATTGTATAGTCTTTTTTGGATTCCTTTAATAAGTTTTCTAATGCTTTATCATTCTTTAAACATCCTACTACGATTTTATCAGCTAAGTCAACTACTAATTTATTTTTTATTTGTACATTTTCAGGCGTAACATCTTCGACCTTTTTATCGAAAGGGCTAATAACTAAAACCCTACCTCCTTTTACACAATCCTGTAATGATATTTGGTTATCAGCTTCATAACCTTTACTTAAGACAACAATTACAGGCTGATTACCTCTAGCAAGTAGAAAATATAGTACGTCTTTTTCAAGAGGATTTTCATTGCCGATAATAACACAATTACCTTGATTTCTTTGTTCTATAGCCCAATCATAACATTTTAAAACAGCCGAAGCCATAATTTCTTTACTACAAAGAAACCCAATTTTTGGTAACTTTAATAAGTCTTTATTTCCTATATATTCCATAACTTACCCTCCTATTTATAAACATATCATATTTTAAAAGTGATAACAATAGAAAAATAGTATTATAATTAAAAAGGGAGGGTTTAATGGATAAATCTACAAAATTACGTAAAAAATTATATTCTTTAGTTAGGAATAAAGACGATACAGTAAGAGTATTAGCTGCGGTAAATCCGCTATTATTTAAGGTTGCACCAGAATTGGCAGAGAAATTAGCACAAGATGAATCGTTTTTTGTAAGAAAAAACCTTGCCTCTAATATATCTTTGTTTTTAGATGCACCGCATATTGCAAAAGAATTGACAAAAGATAAAGATGTCTATATTAGACTAGTGTTAATTCAGCATCCTCATTTATTTTCAGCTTTAGAAGTTGTAGAACTTTTAGCTAAAGACCCAGATGAGCTAGTTCGCATCAAAGTAGCTTCACACCCTTCATTGTTTTTAGCTAAAAAGGTTTTTTATATGCTTGCAGATGATGAAAATTGGGCTGTACGATGTGCTATTGCAATTCGTGAGGATTTGTATGCTTTAGACACTAATTTAATTAAAAAATTTGCAACAGACAAAAATGAAAATGTAAGAGGTAAAATTGCGCTAAGATATAACTTATTTCATACTTATCCTGAGATTTTGAGAAAACTAGCCAAAGATAAATCTCCAGAGGTCAGAAGTGTAGTAGCTTCTCGTAATGATATTTTTAAGTATTGTCCTGATTTAGTTCAAAAATTTTTAAAAGATAAAAATTTACATGTAAGATTTAGTCTCGCAACTAATGAAAATTTACATAAAAAAATAGCTTTAAAGCTCCAAGCTGATAAAAACAAGTACATTAGAGCTGCTGCTATAAATGCAATTGAACGTCAACAATAAAATATAACTAAGGAAAAGTCTTATGAGAAAAGATATAGAGCAATTAGCAAATAGTTCAAATTTAGAAGATAAAATACAAGCTGCAAAACACTCAGCTCTTTTTATTGTAGCATCAGATATTGCTGAAAAATTAGTAGATGATGAAAATATTAGTGTTCGTTTTGCAATAGCCACTCATCCAGATTTATTTGCACAAGCACCACATATTGTAGAAAAATTAGCTAATGACAAAAATTCATTTGTTTGTATGGCATTAGAAAAAAATGCCCATAAGCAAGGTATCGATTTAAAAGAATTTTTAACCCAATACTTTAAAACTTCTTGACAATATATTTAGATTATGAGATGATATAAAAAGAAAGGAGTAGTTTATGTTTAGAATAATGTTAATTTTATTAGCTAGTCATCAAATTGATATTCAAGATGTTATTATTCGTAAAGAGACCTCTGTTGACCAACCTAAGTGCAAATGTCAATGTGTATTACCTGATGAGGAAGAGGAACAAGAGTTAGAAACGGGTTTTGGATATAATACAATTCAATTTAAACGATTGATGCGTGCATTAGGTAAGCCAATGCTTATAATGTACGCTTAAAAAATGTTGTATTATTTAGTAAATGTGTTAATATAAAATTATAATAAACAAAAATAAGAAAGGAGGATATTATGTTTATTAAAATCGTACAAACACTTAAACAAAAATTCAAAGATTGGTTTATACGGGCAAAAATTGCAGAACACCCAGAGTTATTAGATAAAGCGCCACAAATTGCTGAGAAATTAACCCAAGATGAAGATGAATTTGTCCGTTTTTTAATAACAAAACGTACTAAATAAAGGAGGTAAGTATGTCGCAAGTAAAAGAGTATTTCACAGAACAAGAGGAGTTATTAAATACCTTTGCTAAGTTTATCGACGAATTAGAAGAGACGGATTTCCCAGAGCCTACTACAGAAGTAATAGAGTTAATACCTACAACTATACAAGACCAAATCAAGAAACAAATAGAAGAAGGTAAAAAACCAAACCCAATTGATGACATTTTTGGGCAATGTACTGACGATATGACAGATGAAGAGTTTGAAAAAATGATGGAAGATTTAAAAAACGATAAATAAAAAGTTAATTAAATTCGCAACTTAGCTACTATAAAAGGAGTTTATAAAACCCCTAATCTTATATTTAAATGAAACCAAAGGATTTTTTAGCTCAATTTATTTCTCCTTTTATATTAGCATCTGGCAATAAAAATGCTTATGCACTACTTGAAGCCTTAGCAGAAGAGCACGCTAAGTTGCAAGAATTGTCTATAACTGTAAATAATCAGTTATCTATTTCTACAGCCTCAGGGCAATACATTGACAAACTACTTTCCGATAAAGGTATTACTCGTCCAGCAGAACTCGGAATGGACGATTTGGCATTTAAAAGAATGGGTATTCAATTAAATGCCGCAAAACAAATTACTGAGTCTATCCATGCAATTTTATCTACTTTTTATGGCGATGAAACTACTCGTGCAGTTGTAACCTCTCAACAAGAAGCGCCATACGACCTAGAAGATGGTGATGACTTAATTTTTGCACTAGAAAAAGGTGAACCTTTAACTCTTACCGTTAATCCTAGCATGTTTGAAAATATAAATAATGTTAGTGCAGAAGAGTTAGCTGATGTTATTACTAGATTTATTCGCACATTTAATAATGATGGATATGCTCAAGTTTACTTAGATACTGATACTGGTAAAAAATACATTAGTATTTATGGGAGCGCAAAAGGCCCTTATAGTTTTGTGCAAATTTTAGGTGGCAGACTCCAAAATAAATTAGAATTTCCAACTATTCGTAATACCAAATTAGCTTTAAATACAACGGTTTGGGAGATTACAAGGACTGTAGGAGATATACATAGGTTTCGTTGGGCTTCAGGCCCACAACCATTACTTGACCAAGTGTTTGTTGATGATTATGTAATGATTTATGGTAACCAATTTGCTTCAGTTGGGATAGAAGGTACTTTTGAGGTTAAAAAGGTAAGACCGCCACAATCTATCCCATCTTATGATAGTGGTTATTTTGAGATTTCTCTACCTAATTTTAATGAGCTTAAAGCATCTACTCCTGATGCACCGCCACCACCAAATACTCCTACTGCTAAATACTCTATCACACTTACACAATCTTTTTTTGATGACTTAAAATTTTTCTTACCACAAAAAAACACTTCATACACTAAAACTAGGTTTGCATTAGCTTGGGAAGCAGCAGAAAATAAACTTAAAATTTATATGCCAGCTTCTACTAAAGTAGTAAAAAGAGACCTCATAGGCTCTGCTCATGTTCATTTACTATATAAGAGCGATGATTTTAATGGTTCATTTGGTTCAACCACTAATAATGAATATAAAGTAATAGTAGTAAATGACCGTACTATTCGTTATAGACAAAATGGTTATGATAACTTAGGATATGGCGGCACACTACAATATGGCATGACAACTATTCCTATTGATTATGTTAGTCGTTCTAATGGTTACACTACTGTAGTTTGTAAGATTCCGCATGGTATTACAGGTACATTAGACCAATGGGGGCGTATTCTATCTAATACTATTGTCAATATAAATGTCGCAAATGTAGCTCAAGATGACCCTAACCATTCGTTTTTAGGGGCATACATGGTTGACCCTGAGGCAAGTTATACTTTAACAAGTTATGTAGTTACAACTCGTGAAAAAATCATAGCAAGCGAAAGTAAAAATTCTCTTATTGTTTCTGGTTTGTTACCTGCTAAAGAAGGTTTATTGCTTTTTGGCTTAAATAAAAATGAGCAAGAAGGTCCAATTAAATACTTTACCTCACAAGTGGCAGGTGGTGCAGCACCAATAAATATACTAACTATTTCTCAGGTAGGTAGTAAAGTTACCGTTACAACTCAAGGTTCTCATGGTGCTATCCCAAATCAACAAGTAATCATTAGTGGCACAACAAACTTTAATGGTACTTGGGTAGTAGATAGTGTACCAGCTTCTAATACTTTTACTTTTACTAAAAATCCTCCAGCCACAATTTTTGAAAATAATGGGCAAGTTTTATTATTACTAGATACTGAAATTTCAACTATTATTTTAGATTCATCTTATACTTTTAAGCACTCGCATGATATAGGTGAAGATGTTACTTTACTTAGCGACCAAAAAGCTTACGAGCCTACTCCTATTGGGACTGATTATGGTTTTTATATTACAGGAACATCTGATGGTAGAGTATTTGCTGAAAAAATCATTAAAGAAATAACAGCCTTAGGTATAAATTTAGAAATTATAATCGTTTATCCATCAGATATAGGTTTAGGAAATGAAGGTGGTTCTAGTGGAGATACTAAACCTGTAAGTGATAAAGTAGTAGTATGGGGTATATAAGAATAAAAATGAGCACCAATGATGATAGCTTAGATAGAATTTATGTACAAGTAATAATGCAAAGGCTTTATGATGCTATGGCCGAAAAGTATTTTGTAATAGAAAAAGTAAACACTAGCTTTATTCGTAAAACCGATGCAAATATCAATGGTATATTTGCTTCGCTTTTACTTTTAAATCATCAACGTAAAAAAAATGGTAAAAAACCTCTTAAATTTTCTTACCCACTTAATCAAATTGGGGAGGCATAGTACAAATGAAAGCTATTACAGCTAAAGGTTTTGATTATATTGTTAAGATTAAAATTGAAGGTACTAATGAAGAACGTACAATTGGTATAGCTAATAAACTTACCTATACAGTCGTTAATGGGCAAAAATCTATTTTTGTAGTGGATTCACCTTTTCCTGCCGAAATTGCACATGCTGCTGCACCTTCATTTGTGCGGGGCACTATAAATGTATGGATGCCAAGAGGATTAACATTAGAAAGTTTAAACCTTTCACCATTTAGGCATGATGAACAAGGTTATGCAGTGGGACCTTATGCGAAATACTTTTCTTTAAGAGTTTACGATAGGCTAAGTCGTGGTATAGTATTATCATTGGACTGGTGTAAGATTGCTCAATATACGGTTGATATTACAGCCAATTCCTTAGTACAAGCAAGTATTAGCTTTGAAGGTATGCTTGCTTCACAAGGAAACGCTTATTTAGGTTAAAAAAACCTAATCTTATGTTTTGAGGGGGCTAAATGGCAGTTAAACGTAAATTACTAGGTTATAGTGGAATGAGGTTAGATTGGCCTCATATTCGTTCAATTGAGTCTGCTGTTTCTAATGATTTTGACGCATTACTTAGAGGTTTAATTACTGGGCTTACTAAACCTTATGTTATTCGTGGATTTAAAATTAAAATACCCAATGCAGCTATCAACGCTTCGTCTTTACAAATTGAAGTAGCAGATTCTGCAATCCTCCATCCAAATGCTAGTGAGTCTGGTACTATTCTAACAGTACCAGCTGGAACTCCAGATGAAATTTTAAGTCCAAATAACCCTAAAGTTATAGGTTCATTCCAATCAGGTGTTGCAAACTATGTTTCATTAGATTATAGAAGAGTAACTGATACTTCTACAATTGACCAAACAGCTGGTTGGTCTCCATCGCAACAAATTGAGTTCCAAAGAGCAGTACCGATTGGACAAATCTTAGAATACCGTTTTATCATTACAACTAATGGTTTTTCTACCAATTTACCCCTATATATTGTAGGTACAGATAACGTCGGAGCAGTAACTTATATTACTAAAGCTACACCAAATCTATTTAGACTTGGTAGTGGCGGAGCAAATCCAAATCCATTTAGTAATTATGACTTTAATGGTTTAAATAACCCACAAACTGGAAATAGAAGAGAATGGGCAAATACTAACACTGCTATTACAACTAACCCTATATCAATAATACCGGGCGACCCTGCTAATGCTTTTGATTTTGGTGATTTTGGTATTAAAAACTTGAAAGATTGGATGGACGCTGTGATGACCAGATTTAAGGAAATCACAGGTTCACCATATTGGTACATTTCTGCTAATTTATTAGAATCACCTTTAACTTTAGAAAATGTTTGGTGGGATTCAATAGGTTCAGTACTAACAGGTGCAGGTTCTCTATCTTACAATTTAATTTTAGAAACATTAGTACCCACAACTGGTAGGTTCCAATCTAGCGCTACCGACTCTAGTATTTTAGTTGGAGACTCATACGTTGAAGGAGCTACTTCAGGCACTAAAGCTACTTTAAGTGCATTTAATAACACTCAACTTTTAATAAATAGTTTAACGAATGCTGCTTTTACTTATGGCGAAAAATTATATAATAGACGAATTTTTAGACCAAATCCTGCTAAATATACTTTAATAGATTATTCATTTGCGCCAACTCGTTGGGGTATCTTAAAACGCACACCTACTTCTACTTTAGCTTTAAATGCTATTTCAAGTTGGTCTTATCAGAATGTTAGTTCAAGTGATACTGCGGCGTTTTGGTCTATAATTAAAATTACTACTAGTGCTCCGCATAACTTAAATTCTGGAGATATAATTGAAATTAAGGGATTACAAGCATCTATTTCTCAAGCACCAAATGGTGTTGCTGTTGTAAAAGACGTTATTAGCCCAACTCAGTTTACTTACTATCACCCATCAATTCAAGCAGGTGTAACATCTGTTTTACCTGTAAATGGTTTTAGAGCTGAAGACCCATCTATAGTGCCATTTACTCCTAGATTTCATATTAGTTCTTGGAGTTATAGTGGAACAAACATTTCTCTTATTGTACCTTATCATAATTTCCACGCACCAATTATTCAAAATGGTGATGTTACAAATGGTAGTAAGATTATTTCTAACTTAACTGACACTTCATCTATTAGAGTAGGTGATTTAGTTACTAACACTAATTTCCCAGCTAATACCTATGTAACTAAAATTATTTCTAATACTAGCGTTGAAGTAAGCAATAATGCTACCGCAACACAAAACGGTACAGTTATTACTTTTAGACAGCTTATACATGTAACAGGTTTAGTAAGTGGTACAAATGCACCAAACGGAGTTTTTGTAGTCGATTCACTTGGTCCTGCTCAAGACCAAGTAAATTTCACCGCTAGTCTTGCTCCAACAGGTACAGCAAGCGTTACTCCGCAATCAATTGTTAGACCTAATATCTATACCTTACCAGCAATCAAAGTTTTAGATGCAGTACCAAATGAATTTAACATAAACGATACTATTGGTTATGCTATTAGTGATGTTCATACTCAATTTGTCATAGGCTCAGATGCTCTACCAACTTTAGGCAATGCTGTTGGTTCTTTTAAAGTAGATGGAGTAATTGCAGAATCTATTGTAATTGACCCAGTTAGAGTTGCAAGTATTAGTAACCCTCTTGCTAATGTAATTGAAATTACAACCACAGTACCACATGGTCTTACTACAACCGCTGGCCCTCTAACATTTACTATTTATGGAGATTTAACCAATAGTGATTATATTAGGACTTACTATAATGTTTCAATAGTTTATGTCTCACCTACTGTATTTAGATTAACTGGTAGTGGTGTCCCATTTGTAGGTGCTCCAACTTATACTAATCCGGGCACTCATAATACTTTTATCAAATTTGCTGATAACCCTTATGCTGGCCCAATTATGTGGGATAGCGATATTGTAATTAAGGGTATCATAGGTGATAAATACTTTAGGATACCAAAAACTGCTATTGCTTATACTACTTCAGAATACCCAGATGTTTCACCAATTGCAAATAAATTTAATATCAATGGCCAAACTGGTACATTATATTTACAAAATGGCGAAGTTGCTTATATCATTTTAGAAAGAAATAAACCAGTAAGTCTTGGTGCTATATGGACTACAGCAGGTGGTAGTGCTGCTATTAGTTCATCTACTCCACCATTAGATGTTAATGGCAACCCACTAGTTGCAGGTGATTTCGTTAAATTTGAAGATGAAGACGAAAGTAAATGGGCTAGAATTGCAGGTCCAATTGGAACACCAATTACAGGCAATAGCTTTACATTAGTCAATGATAGCGGTCAGCCAGTTGATATTAAGCAAAGACCTGCTAAAACTGGTAAGTTAGTTTACACTAAAGCTACATATTCTAAAGTTTATGTTAAGAAACATTATTTAGTAAATTCTAGTGGGGATGTATATTGGATTGCAGTTCGTCGTGATAACCAATCACAAAAATCTAAAGTTTATTTTAGAGGCTTAGAAGTAGAAGCAGGCGAAGTCCGTCAGTTAAATGATAACCAAACTTCAAACGTATTACAATATATTGGCTCACCAAATGAAGGTGCTATCAATCCAAATTATTCAATAATTGATACTAGCGGAGATTATCAATATCAAGCTCTAGTTACAGTTGAAGCTATTGATGTACTAACTAGAATGATTACTTTTGTTGGTTCTCCTCAAAGAGGTTTCCAAATTGGTGATAGATTAAAGAAAATTTCAGGACCTAATACTTACTACTTCACAGTAAAACAACCGCTTTCTTCTCGTACAGTAGTAGTTGCAGAAGATGTTACTCCACTTTTAGTTTCTGATACTTTAACTCTATATCGTGAAAACAAAAACATTGAAGACCAAGATAACCTTACTCTTGCTTTAAGAAAAGAGGATAGAGAGTTAGGTGCAGTACAAACTGCATTAAAACGACCTGTATATGATGAGTCAGTTTATATTCAACAAATTAACTTATCAGGTGCTGGTACTATTAGGTCTGGTAGTTATATTTATAAAGGCCCACAAAATAATCCTACCGCACTTGCTTGGGTATTACATGGTAACGCACCAGTTGTTGAAACCATTGAAACTGCACCAATTACGATGCCCGGTGGCCACAGTACAGTTGGTCCTAATGCTATCTTAGTACATATTTTATTTGGTAACTTTTTAGACGGAGATGGTATTTATCAAAATGGAGTATTAACTGGTAGAACTGTAAACAATCCGGGCAATAACCCATTCCCATCACCATCTCTTTATGGTGATACATCTAGTGGTGGTTTAGAGATTGTTTTACCTCCAAATAAACGTACTCAAGTCGTTGGCACTGAATACATTGTATTCCCAACTCACTCAATTTATAAAGCATCAACCGACCCAAATCTAACAGGTGAGGATTTACTTGTAATTGTAAATGACCAAATAAAACAAGCTGTAATAGATTATGAAGAAACTTTTGGTGGACCAAAAGCTAAAATTAGACTTAGAAAAACACTACCACCAAATAGCCGTTTAAGGTTTAGGACTTTAGCTGCGTTTGGTTCAGTACTTGCTGCTAAAGCTGGTGATACTACTTTACAAGTTGCATACAATGGCGGTGCAACTATCCAAACTATACCAAATAGACCAGTTGAAATTACTTCTGATGATGTACCTAACGGTACCGCAGGACTTATCACTCGTGGTTCTATTTTGATAAATGGTGGAGTAAATCAAAAAGGCGGAATATTTAATGAATTACTTGACCAATCATTTGTGATTGGTAACGAACAAAATAAACCAAAAGAAACTTGGACTGGTATTGATGCTGTCAAAACACATCAGACACATCCAAATTCTGGTTGGATTAGAAAAACTGCCGCACAAATTGTAACTGGTGCAAGTGGTACTATTATTACAGGTTCTGCAATTACACTAGATAATGAAACTGCTTATAGGATTAGAATTTCAGCAGTTGCTCGTCGTTCAGATGGTACTTTTGGCGTTGCTTCGTTTTCAATGGAAGGAACATTCTATCGCACAGGCAGTGGTAGTGCACAAGCAGCTGGTAGCCCAATTAGCGTTATAAATGGTGCTGATGGTGATGGCATAAATTACGCTATTGCGTTTGGATTACTTGGCAATGACGTAGTAGCAGTTGTTTATGGTACTACTGGTTCTACTATTCAATGGGCATTGAGTATTGAATATCAAGCTGTTGGTGCTCCAATTTAATTTCGGCTGTAAACCCTAATTCGGCTATAAATACGAATTTTTAGCATTTCGGCTATAAAGCCGAAATTTAGTAAAATGGAGTCTATTCTAATTTACTCATGAATAAATTGGACTTTAGTCTATTTTTCGCTTCTTAAATAACAAATATTAAGAGGTAGTGTAGATAAAGTGTACCCAACAATATGCGGGTGTTTTTGGTAGAATTTAGTGAGTTTTTTATGTATTGTTACTAAATTATCTTTTGGATATTTATTCGTATGCCAAAGAATATAAGCTGCGGCATCTAATTCTAATACATTATGAATTAAAGTTTCCAAAACCCATTCTACGAAGCGAGGTATTTTTTAATTTGTTCATCTTCTATCTCTTTAAAAAACTTCTTAATTGAATTGTATTTTTTACCAATTACTCCGTAAGGTTCATATACTTTAGATTTTTTCTTAATAAAAGAAATAGTTTTTGGTTTACCAATATAAAAGTATTTTTCAGGTATTTTTTGTAAAAAAAGATAATACTTCATTACTATAAACACCATCTTCTGTCAATTTAAACTGAAAATTAAATAATTTAGAGGTAAAAGCACTGTATTGTAATATCGCAGCAACTTTACTTATTACAAATGGCGATAAATCATAACCATTTCTTTGTAAGACCAATAATGCATATAATAAAATTGCTTCATCAACAAATAAATGCCTTGTATTTAATATTTTTTTAAACGAGACAGCTCTTTTTTAAAATCTACCTTCATCATATTTTTGCCACCTTTCCTTATAAATTTGGTATAGTTTAATATATTTTTTAATTTCTTCTTCTACTTCTTTCTTTGGATGTGTAAATTGACTAAGTATTTCGTAAACCTTTTCTGGTACTTTTTTATATCCGCACACTAATTGATATGCAAACCATGCTCCGTCATTTTTACTATAAGGAGATTTTGGAGAAACTATTTTTTTTGCTATTTCTATAGCTAAATCTTCGCTTAATTTTTGGTTGCCTAATAAATATTCAGCTTTTTTGGTTTCATTTATTTTAGTTTTATATATGAGCATTTGAATTTCTTTGTTTGGATTTGTTCTAGCTAAAAGTTCAATTTGATTTAAGTCTTTAGTTTTAATGATTTTCTTAGCTAATTCTGGGTCTATACTTGGATTACAACACAAAAAAGTTCTATATTTCGGAAAATTCTCATACAAAATATGCTGATGATAATAAATTAAGTTTTCATTAGTCATCAAATAAGCAACATATTTTTTTAATTCCTTTTTAGGAAGTTTTATGAATTTATTTTGTTTAAACATATCTAAATTTGGGTTCATTGCAAGAGAATTTCTTATAGAGCCACCCATATCAAAGAGTTTATCTATTACATACGGACTAAGTCTCGGATTTAGAGCTAGCGATTCTAGTAACTTTTTATTTTTAGATTTTAAAACTTTATCAATTATCTTACCATCTAAAAATTTATACTCTAATAAATATGGTCTAATAATATCAGCTTCTTTATTATAAGGAGTAGTGATAATTTTAAATAATTTTTTTTGTATAGAATAAGGCAGTCGTCTATGTTTTAGTAATTCAAAAAGTGCAGTAAATCGTTTCTTCTTTAAAATGTACTTTGTCGTTTCTACTGCGTCAAAATCTTTATGTTTAAATAATTGTTCAATTACTGGTTCAGAGCAAATATCAACAATTTCTTTTTGTATTTTTAGTGGGATTTTTTCTGGGGCATTAACATTAGGACTTGTAAGATGACTGTAAGTACTTAAATAAATACTATAAACATAATTGTATAAATTTTTAAAATAATGCTTGGGAATAGATAAATCAATATATTTTTCAACATTTTCAGAAGTTGGGTGGTATAATAAATGTGGATTATGACGGTAAATTTCTTCTCGTTGCCTTTCCGTGCTCAAAATAATGCCATTTGGTGTCTCTAAATAATCATAAAAAGTATTTGGCTTTGTCAAAAAATTAGAATTATAACAATCTAAAAAATTAAAATGCGGCAAAACTGCCAAGATACTACAATCTTTTAATAAATCTAAAATATAAGTGTATATTACGTTATAATCAATAACATCTTCTTTATTATGAATGTTTATACTACTTACTAATATAAATTGCTTATTAGTACGATATACGACTTCCCCCTCTTCATTCGTTATTACATATTCTTGCGCATAAGCTGGAATGCTTAATAAGATTTTATTATTATCTCTATAATTATAAACTAAATTTATAGAATATAGTTTTTTATTTTTTGGGATTGCTTCCCAATAAAATTGTTTATCAGCAGTTAGTCCAAGTATAACTTTGTGGGACATTTGCTATTTTACCTCATAAGTTTAAATAATAAATAAATTATACTTGCATCTATAATTAACGACAGTAATAGTAGTAGCCTTCCCTGTGTTGTTCTAAATAAGAATTTAAGTCCTTCCATAATTGCCTCCTTTATATCTATAATACTACAAAGACCTCATAACATTATCATCGTCAGAAAAAAACAATTTATATAATAACCATATTGAACTTATTAAAAGAAATAAAGCCAATATTCCATCATCTGTTGTAAATAACCATTTCATTTTCTCTATGATTGTCATAAATACCTCTTAGCTAGCTTTTTTGGTTTCTAAAAGCTGTTCTAGCTGCTCTTTTTTTTCTAAATCTTTTTCGTAAGATTGCATAATATAGTTTAGCAGTAAGTCCATAGATAATGCATATTCTTGACTTTCTAATAAGCTGTCAGTTTCTTGCATTTTCTTAGATAAAACTGCCATTGTTTCTTTTATCATTCTAAATTCATATAGCTTCATAATACGTACCTCCTTATTTGCTGCACCCTTTCGCATTCTCATTTGCTGTTCTAATTATAGAATATCTTAATTTTATTAAATATACAAGTAGTTTTTTATCTTAAGAAAAATTATAATTAAATTAGTAACTTATATTACTTATTGGCATGATTTTTTACGTTTTTATTTTTTGTCAATAAAAAATTAAAGTTTTTACCCCTACTTTTAAAAAATAAAAAAAAGGCGTTGACATTTAGGTTAAAGTATGAGAGTCTATAATTAGAGGGCAATAATAACTATCCAATAAAGGAGGTAAATATGGAAACACAAAATAATCATAGATACATAATTAGAAGTACTTATATCCTAGAAGCAACAATTACAACTACAAAGACACTAGAAGAGGCTAAACAAATAGTAAAACAATATATAGAAGACGATAAATATGTAGGGGTTTTTGAGCCTGATTTTTACCAAATTTATGATACTGAACTAAAAACAGTCATAAATGATACTGAAATTTAAATCAACTTATATTATAATGAAATATAAGGAGGTTACATGAAAAAGTCTAAAAAAACATATTACATTAAAAGATATATACTTAGAAGTAAATATGTGCCAGAGGTGGCTATACAATCTTTTGATACATTAAAAGAGGCGAAAGAGTATTTTAAAAAGCAAGATAGGAATTGCTCAAATGTAGATAACGAATATGAAATTTATGATTTACAATTGAAGAAAGTTATATTAACATAATAAAAAAAGGAGGGTAATATGAGAAAGCAAAACCAAAATAGATATAAAGTCATTAAAAAAGAACTAGTAAATGGTGAGGTAAAGTTATCAATCCAAATGGCTAATAGTATTCATAAAGCGGTTAATATGATATGCAATTTAATGATGGCTTCTACCAATAACAATGAGTCGTACGCAATTTACGATATGTTAACTGAAGATATAGTACAAATTGAATGTTAGGAGGTTTTATGGATAAAGAGTTGATAGATATATTGCTAAGAAAACCTAGTATTGCACCAGATTTATTAGGGAATCCTTATATTCCAAAATCTGTAAAAGAAGAAATTAGTAAAAAGACAGATATTTATATACCTACCAATTCTATTTACTATAAACCACCTATTGTTACACCTCAACTTAAGGTGATACCAGAAGCGGTTATCAATTCTTTTGTCGTTAGACGTTATTATAGTGATAGCTCAAAAGATAAAGCTCAAATCTCGCTTTACCTTTCGGATTATGTTTTACCAGAAAAAGCTCAAGAATACTTACTTCAAAACTATGAGTGGCAAGCAAAACTAGCAGCTAACCCAAGCATTAGTACCAAGACTCAAAAGTTACTAGCACAACTAAATGATGAGTTAGTATCAAGAAACCTTGCACAAAACCCTTCACTTGCGCCAAGTATTGCATATAAAATGCTTTCCAATCCTAAAACAAGTAAAGTAGTCAAAGACCTGCTACTTCAGCGTGCTAATTTAAAGAAATTATTTAAGAATTATATATCGCATAGCTCAGCTGCGGTTAGAGCTATGGTCGCAGTTAACCCTAACTTACCTCTTAAAATGCAATGGACCTTATCAAGCGACCTCGATATTTTGGTTAGACTAAGACTTGCAGCAAATCCGAATATTTCCTACGATGTCGCTAAATCTTTAGCTTTACTTGATACTGATTCAATACTTTGTACATTAGCTTGGAATACTAGCCTTTGGTATAGATTATTTAAGAGGTAGTATGTCAAATAATTTTTATAAAAAATTTAATAATATCAAGTCTTTATACTCTTTTAAAAGCAGTGAAAAAGAGATAAGAGAGTTTTTAATTGATAATGCGGATTTGGTAGATATATTATTAAAAGCTCCTAAAACAATTAAAAGAATAGTTAATTTTAAAAAGCTTGGATTAAAATTAGTGTATAATGAATTATACCTGCAAATTTATGTAATTAAGCCGCCGTTAGTTGCTAATCCAATTATACCTATAAATGCCAATTTAGAACCACAACCTATGCCAATTGAGGCAGATATATCAATGAAATTATTTGACGAATGGTTTTGCCATATTCTTTTTAATGTACATTCTAGGTTAGATTTTGCGGTTATATTTCTCTCTTACGACCCTTATTCTAAACTAATACTATAATACCCTAATCTATTACATAGTTACTAATAAACCCCTGCGGTCAAGGTGTTATGTGATACTTTGCCCGTTCGGGTTGTGGGCGCAAAAAGATTTGCTCTCACAGCTAGGAGGTAAAATGGCTTTACAAAAAATTGATGTTTTAGCTTTAGGTCGTGGCAGTCTAACTGACAACTCTCAAGCCACAGTCATTTTCACAGCGAATAATACAGTTTCTACTTACGATAATTCCGCTACTTATTCCCAATATAATGTTGTTGAATATAACAATAAAGTTTATCGTTCTAAAATTAACGGCAATCTAGGCAATCAACCAGATATTTCGCCAAACCAATGGGAAACTCTTTATAATAATGTTAAAGATGGTGATGTGGCTCTTGTAGTCAATGGCGCACTTTCAATGGTTTTGCAAAGAGTAAATGGTATATGGACATCAATTACTGGTTTACAAATAACAATCAACTTAAATGATGGTCAAGCAGTACCTGCCGATGCTATAGTTTTTTTAGGTAGCTCTAAAACTTGGGCTAAACTTGAATATACTATTAAACGAGGTGTAGGTGAAGGTCGTAAGCGTAAGGGACTAATGAATATTCTAAATGATGGTGTCAACACTGCTGAATACGACCATCAATGGAATGAAATAGGTTTAGATGTGAATGTTAATTTAGATGTAATTATGATTGGTGGCAATGTACACGTACAATATACTTCTGTAAATGAAGGTGTACCAATTACGATGAAATATCAAATTGGAGGTTGGAGTGGATAGCTTGATTAGTTTAATTATGAAATTTTTATACCGATTTGTATGTTTAGGATTTGGGCATAAATATAGAAAGTTTTTAGTGTATCAAAAAACCCCACGATATAAAATCGTAGCAAAATGTATGATTTGCGGAAAAAGAATAGAAAAAAAGGAGCAATAAATGGCTTACGATGATGATTTACCACTACAGCAAGGTGCACCAAAGGCTTCAGAGATTGCAATGGATAGGAGTAATATATTTTTAAACTCTCCTATACATGCAAACTTATTAAAGATATTAGAAAGTAATATAGATGCGACTGCAACTAGTCTTTCTCGGTCAAATTATATTTTAACATCAAATGGCTTAATTCAATTTAATTCAGCAAATGAAATTAGATTTGATTATAATTCTATTGCAAACGATATTGAATTATACATTTTACAAACTGAGCATAACACTCAACGCACTTTTAAAATCAGAATGCAAGGTAGTACTACTACCAATGATGCTACACATTTTTTAAATTTACCTTTGGCAAATAATGAGTTAATTTATTTAGAAATTGATAAACAACAACTACTAAGTAGTGGCGGTACTTTAATTATTGAAAATGCTATCAATGGCGGTTCAATCGTAAGCGGTAAAACTGCCAAAAAAATAAATGTAAGTACTAGCGGTATGCCACAACTTCTTGCTCCAATTAGTAGTGGTACTAATACTACGTTTTATATTCCACTAGCTTTAAGAATTGATGTTTTGGGTGTACCTTCTCTTTGGTGGATACCTCATGGTATTAGATGGCCACAAGGTGTAGCTTCAGTTTTAGGCGCAGTAACTGCTACAGGCATCAATGCTTGGCCACAGTATTTTGTAGATAGCGAAGCAAGTCTATTAAATGCTATTGTAGCTTTAGGCGGGCAAGGTGGCGTAATTTGTATAAATGGCAATTTTACAATTGGCACTCAAATTACTATACCAAATGGTGTTATAATAGTAGGTAGAGGCCCAAATGGTTATAAGTTAACTTTCAATCCTAGTGGAAGATTGGTATTACAAAATTATGCAGAAGTAAGAGATTTAAAACTTGAAGGTGGTGTAGCGTTTGGTACTCTTACAACTGAATGGATGATTGAACAAGCAGGTGTTAGAAGTTATGTTAGAAATTGTTTATTTACTTATAATAATACTTCAGGTGTTGCTGAAGCTATCCGCCAAACTGGTACTCAAAGTAGGGCAGATAATAATAAGTTTGTTAACGTAAACGCAAATCATGTGGCAATTAACAATGTAGGTGGTGGCACTAACACTAATACAGATAGTTTAAATGTGTAGGTGAAGAAGTATGGCAAATCCAAGTGTTCAGTTTGAATTTATTAGATTATATCCCAAACTATCAGCAGACCCTGCAAGTGGCAGAGTTGGAGAAATTTACTATAACACTACGACAAATAAACTTAGGTTTTTTAATGGGGTTAAGTGGCAAAATTTAGGAAACGGCGGCCAAACTATTGATGTCGTTTTAGGTGAAAATATACCTGCTAATACTCCTGTTTATATTTCAAAAGGTGCAGCTGATGGTGGTAGAAATGCTGGTCAGGCTTATATTTTAGACAATACAAATGACGATAGAATGGAGTTTATTGGATTTACTGTTGAAAGTGGACTTGCAGGTCAAACTAAAGAAGTTCAAATTTTAGGTAAGCTTGGTGGATTTAGCGGTTTCACTGAAGGGTTACCTGTTTATTGGGATAAAGATACAACAGCATTATTTATACCAAACGCAATTGATAGTAGTAAGTTTAACAACGCAGTAAACGTAATCGCAATACAATCCGATGGTAAGATATTAGTAGGCGGATGGTTTACTGATTATGATGGTACGGCTGGTAGAAGTTATTTAGTTAGATTTAATCCTGACGGTACCTTAGACACTACCTTCATGACTAATGCTGTGGATGGTAGTAAGTTTAATCTTCCTATTTTCTCAATCGCAGTCCAATCCGATGGTAAGATATTAGTGGGTGGTGATTTTACGAATTATGCTGGTACTGCTGGTAGAAGTCGTTTAGTCAGATTAAATCCTGA